GAAAGATACATGGCAGTAGTTGAACGTAATCCGTATTCGGTTATTCCCGGTGGTGCGGCAACATCACCGCAACAACCGCAAGTTGAAGAAAGTGAACTGGAAATAGAGATTGAAGACCCGGAAGGGGCTGAAGAACTTGGTTACCAGACAATGGAAATAAATCCTGAACTGGAAGCAGCACAACAGGATCATTACGCAAATCTTGCAGAATTACTGGATGACGAAGAACTAAAGGAAATCGGTGAAACGGTTGCTGAATCTTACGAAGCAGATAAGGAGTCACGGGCGGAATGGGAGTCAACCTTTGAACGAGGTTTTGATCTTCTTGGCTTAAAATTACAGGAAACCACAGAACCATTTGAAGGTTCATGTACGGCTGTGTCTCCCCTTATTATTGAATCTGCTGTCAAGTTTCAGTCAAAAGCTACAATTGAGTTGTTTCCGTCAGGTGGTCCTGTACGTACCCAGATTGTAGGAGCAGTTAGTCCTGAACGTGAAGATCAAGCTAACCGTGTTCAGAACTTTATGAACTACCAATTTACGGAACAGATCACAGAGTATTTTGACGAGTTTGAAAAGATGTTATTTCATCTTCCGTTGATTGGATCTGCATTTAAAAAGATGTACTACGATCCAAGTATAAAACGTCCTTGTTCTGAATTTGTTCCTGTAGATCAATTCTACGTTTCGTATCATGCATCAGATCTTCAAAAAGCTGAACGGTATACTCACGTTATATTCCGTAGTCCACATGAAATGGAAAGGGATATTCTGTCAGGTATGTATATGGATTCGGATCTTTCTGAAGCAACGGCTCCTGATCCTAACTCGTTTACAAGTAAGATTGATTCCATTATGGGAATAAGTCCGGCTGAGAACTATGATCTTCAATACGTACTTCTTGAACAACATTGTCACTTGGATCTTCCTGAACCATTTAACCATCCTGATGGAATTGCTCTTCCTTACGTTGTTACGGTTGAAGAAGAAAGTCATAAAGTAGTAGCAATACGGCGTAACTGGTCAAAAGAAGATATAACTCAATCAAAGCAAACCTACTTTACACATTATAAATTTGTACCGGGGTTTGGATTTTATGGTTTAGGTCTGATACATCTGCTTGGAAATCTGACAATGAGTGCAACTTCAGCACTGCGTAGTCTTGTGGATGCTGGACAATTTGCCAATCTTCCGGGTGGTTTCAAAGCACGTGGTGTACGTGTTGTGGGTGGAAATGATCCTATCGCTCCGGGTGAATTTCGTGAAGTAGAAGCCACTGGACTTGATCTTCAGAAATCCATTGTTCCTTTGCCGTACAAAGAACCTTCTCAAACTTTGTTTACGATGTTGGAGTTTCTAACAAAAACGGGTCAGAAGTTTGCAGACCAAACAGAACAGATTGTGAACGAGGCAAGCAATTACGGACCTGTTGGAACAACAATGGCCCTTATTGAATCTTCGGCTAAGTTCTTTAGTGCCATTCACAAACGTCTTCATAAAAGCCAACGTGATGAGTTTCGTCTTCTTGCTAAAATTAACTTTGAGTTTTTACCTGATGAGTACCCTTATGATGTACCTAATATCACTTCTAGTGTATTTAAGTCTGATTTTGATGGCCGCGTGGATGTTCTTCCTGTATCTGATCCTAATGTACCTTCTGCTGCCCATCGCCTATCTATGGCACAAATGGTACTCCAGTTGTCGTCACAGGCTCCGCAAGGGATGTATAATGTGGAACAGGTTCATCTCTCCATCCTGAAAGCAGCTAACATACAAAATCCTGAAAGGTTCTTCACTCCCAAGACTCCCCCTGAACCACATGATCCTATACTGGATATTGAAACTGTGGTAAAGGGGATGCCTATTCAGGCGTTTCCGCAACAGGACCATAAGGCACATATTGCCATTAAGACTGCTTTTATTGAAGATCCTTCTTTAGGTAAGACTGAAATTATGGCTCCTCTTGTTCCAGTGTTACAGGCAAATATCCAACAGCATATGGTTATGCTATATCAACAACAGATGTCGGGTATGATGCAGATTGAACTACAGAAAACAGGACAGTCTCAAGAACAAGGACAGATAGATCCCCAGATCCTTAGTCAGCTTTCAATCGAAGCTGCTGAAAAGATACTTCAAGCAAGTACAGGAGAAGGAGGTGTAGAGTCCATTGAACAACAGAATATGGTTCTTGAAGGCGCACGGTTAGATCTTGAACAGCAGAAAATGCAGATGACTGCAACAAAGAACGCTGCTGAACTTGCTATAAAGAACCGTGAGCTTGACCTTAAAGAAATGGATGTGAAGTTAAACGCAGCAGGTAAAGTTGCTGAAAAGAATCAAAAGCAAATGGATGCACGGGTTCGTGAAGATGATTCCATACGTGGAACCAAAACCCAGATTATTATCACGTCTTTAAAGAACATGATGAAAGAACGTGAACTTATGATAAAGAAGCGTGAACAGGAAACCAGATACGCACAAGGAGGAAGCATCGGTTTTGCAGAAGGAGGATCACCTTCTGAAAAGTGGTGGGAATCTCTTCCTTTTGCAAGTGACGTAGCAGGTAAGTTGGTAGGTTTAGGATTTGATCCGTATGGTGCAGGTGATGAAGAAGTTGAAGAAATTCGTTCCAACCTAGACGAACCACAACAGACACCGTTTACGTCTTTAATGGAAATGATAAAAAGTGGAATGACTCCTTCTACAGAAACAGAACCTTCCAGACTTGAAGGTGAAGGCAGACCGCCTATTGCTGTTCCAAAACCTCCTGAAGAAAAAACGTATGAAGAAAAAACAGGTCCACTAACTCCTCTTGAACATTACATGCAAACAGGAGAAACAGGAGAAGATGAAGAAATATCAGTTTCCGCTGAAGTAGAAGAAACATTACCGGGAGTACCACGAGAAGGACCACCAAAAATGAAATATGAAAACGCTACAGATTTGATAAAAGAGTTTGAAGGTTGGAGAAGCTCTCCTTATGCAGCAACAGAACAAGAAAGAAGAGAAAATAAATGGACTAGAGGATGGGGTTTTACAACTGATAGTAAAGGAAAGTCTATAAGAAAAGATAGTGCGGATATAACGGAAGAAGAAGGAGAAGCTCAACTACAAAAAAGAACCACAGAACTTAAAAAACAACTAAAACGAAAAGCGAAAAAGGATGGTATTAAAGATTTGACTGACAATCAAATTGAAGCTATGTCCTCTTTAGCCTTTAATGTAGGACTAAGTGCCGTTTTAAAAAGTAACGGGTGGAAAGCTTTGAAACGGGGAGATATTGAAACTGCTGTCATTGAGTTTTTTGATGAGGATAAAGGATTTGTTAGGCAGGGAAAAACGAAGTTATCTGGTTTAGTTAGACGACGGGCAGCAGAAAGGGAGCTATTTGGATTAGCGTAATGAAGAAAATTATTATTAGTATTCTTTTAGTGATGGTTTTTTCTACTATAGCGTTAGCTCAAGGCACTGTAGAAAAAAAGGGGGAGATAATAGTTACAACAATGATAACTGCTCTTCCTGCTCATTGTGCGCCTACTAAAGAGATACAAAAGGTTTTCACAGCACATCAACTTATTTTTACAGGATTGGTAGATAAGGCTAATGTATTTAAAATATTTTTAAACAAGAATGGAGCATGGTCTTCGATGCTTGAAAATGTTTCAGGAATTTCATGTGTACATTTTTCAGGAGTTCCGGCCATGTTAACTTATCCTAAAGTAAAAGAAAATGGTACGTAAACAATATGGAACCAATTGCCTTAGACAGCAGAATGCTTTTACAGTTGGCAGCGGTACTGGCCTCTTTGTCAGGAGCGTGGATGCTTGTACGAACACAGGTACGAAACCTGATTGCAAGCAGAGAAGAAATGAAAAAGAACATTGCAGAGATCTACTCTGTTCTTGATCTGGTACAAGCAGGAGAAGCTGTTAAAACAAATCAGTTAGAAACAATTTCAAAGATTCTAAGTCCTGATAATCTTGAAAGACGTAACAGAGAGTTAGGTGTTCTTCTTTCAGACATAAGTGATTTAAAACATCGTATACAGTCTGTAGAACAAATGCATAATGGAAATCATCCCTTTACAGTAAAGGAACAAAAAGATGGCTAAAAAGAAAAATAAAAGATGGATACAAAAGGTAAATAAGTCTATAGCTAAACGGGGAACAAAAGGTAAGTGTACACCTATAACTAAACCCGGATGTACGGGACGTGCAAAAACTTTAGCTAAAACTTTTAAAAGGATGGCAAGAAACCGTCAGAGTAAAAGAGGGTGACAGGGTTTGACGACTATACAAAAATAGATTATAGTCTCGTGAAACCTAAAGAAAAAGATTATACAATATGGAAAGATTACTTTCAGGATCTGTGTTTATACATGAATAAAAAGTTTAGGAATTGTTACGGAAGTAAAGTATGTTTTCAGACGGCGCAGAACTAAAATATTTATTAGAAGGAGAAATAAGGAAACTTGCAGAACAGCTTGCAACTGGAATGTGTGAAGATTATCCACAATATAAACACATCTCT